CTTTCCATTGGGCTGATGAATTATTTTGGAATTGGCCCACCATATTAGAGCCATTTATACCAGCAGTCTTCGAAAGAGATTCAATAGTGTAAGGCAAATATAAGATTGCCGTATGGAAATCATATCCATAGTCATTAAGTGCGAAGTCAACAGCTTTTCCAGTCTGCCCATCCATTAATGATGGTGTTCCAACGACGGTCATATCGTGCAAGCTGACCGTGCTATCCTTTATAACATCAGCCCCAGGGGTTGGTGTCTGATTCATGTGGTAGACTGACTTGAAATCAGAGTCCCAAACATTATGAGTTACTGCATCAGTAGTGTCACCTACATAGGAGGTGTTATCAGCTTGTGCAAGATTGTAATAGAGATGGAGAACTGTGTCAGCAGAGGATGAAACAGACGGAACTTTAACGTGTAGCCAAGCCTCTTTTGCAGCATCATCCCAACTCTCTATCTCAACATAACATTCCTCACCCGACTCAGTTTGTATGTGTATCTCCTTCCTGGAATCATAGTCGAGAGTATCAAATATTGCTGAGACATCAACATCCCCAATACCGGAGGCTACTGATAATTTCACTACAATAGGAAAGTCAGACAGGGTTGAATCTATCTTGGTCGAATCAATGACGATCGTTGTCAATTCTATTAAGTCAACAACCGATGGTGGCCCTGGTCCATCACCGCTAAATCTACTTATCTGAATTGTGTACCCAAAATCATTGTCTATTAGCCCTTGAAAATCTATATTTTGCATGACACTTTGGTCTACACCACCAATATTTATTTTATTACTTGCAAGTTTTATTCTTGGTATGTCAACTAAATACACATTGTTCACATTATCAACCACTTGAAAAGATAATGATGTTTCTGTTCCATTCAGATACTTATCATACAAATCCGAGTTTCTGAAAAAAGCGGAAATAGTTCCTGCAACATTACACATACCAACCCCTATACCACAATTACCGAGGCTGCCTATTACTTTTCTTCCTCTAGCATTATTGTTAATAGTGACATTGAGCGAATTGATAAAGCAACCAGAAGATTCCACATTGTCTTCTTTCAGTTCAGCAATATTTCCTGTAGTGTTCACAATTTTAGTACTAGTAGTTTCATTCGAAGCTGATACAGCACTCAATGCCTGTGTCAAGAAAACATCTTTACCTAGAAATCCAAAATTTCCTTTTAACACAGACGCCACATCTATATTTAAAGCAAACGTATCACAGACACATCCCGTAAAAGTAAAGAATTGCTTATCTCCAAAAGGTTTTCCATGTTCTCTAACAAATGTATAGCTATACTTGTTTACCCCATTTCTGAGATATGTCCCATTTAGTGTAATCGTATCTGAACCGGAAGCTACCGTGGAATTCGGTGTCGGTGTTACAGTGATCAAGCTATTACTAGGCTTTGTTAATATTTGATAATATCCATTATTGTCGTCGTCAGAACTACCATCTAATTTGATAAAGTTGCCCGCTTCCAATGAATAGAAATTAGCAGATCCAAACGTAGCTCCCGTAGCTGCTGTGATTGTACCGGAAGTACTTATCCCAATTCCTTTTGCTGATATACTAACTTCATCAGACCACGCATCCCATAAAGCGCCTTCTAACAAATCCTCAAAAGACTCATAACTCAATTCGAAGTTAAAACCACCATCTACATCAGCATCTATTGTAATAATATCAGCTACTTGCCTATCTTTTTTAATCTCTGTACTAATAGCTCTCTTCAACTTCCTTGCGAAGGACTCGCCAGTAAACCGCAATTTCTGGTAAGTACATGTCGCAGTTGTGCCCCAAGTTTGCTCTTTACCATAGTGCAATGTAGTAAAAATAGATTCCACGCAAATCCCTTATTGTACACCAATTGGTTCCGTTACAAAAGAGACAGATACCACCACAATTTAAATTGGTAATAACAGTATCTTGATCATCAGTTCCAGCTGCCCATCCGTATTTGTCGAATCACAAACTACTATTCACAAATGTAATCCCAACATGTTCTTTTTGGTAATACGCATTTTTACTAACTTCAAAAGTATTAACTAGCCCACAATGCGCTCTTGTACACTTTATCTCAATCATCATATGGTTGTCAACGCTTTTAATTTTGGCGAGTAACTTTTTACATCTTTTACAGCGACACTCGCCATCTGTTTGCTGCGGTACAAAATTAAGTTTTATATGTTCATTGTTAAGAGGCATTTGCAAGCGCCTCATCTTTCCAGAAATTAATCAAAATACTGTACTGAAAATATTCACCAACATCTCCTACTCTGACAATCCGTGGTGTTCTGCAATTGATATTACTAAAACAAGCGTTTCTAAATATTCCGGCTATTGTATCAGCATATCCACGCGCAACGTTTGTTCCAGTTCCAACGGGGACCATTATAAGCACGTGTATGATACCGGTAAATCGGTGACACGGTGTTGTACTCATAGATATCTGAAAGGAGTCAACCTCATTGATTATAAGGCGCACAAACGGTGTCTCAGGACTAGGATCATATGCTACATTATCCCAAGATATTGCTGTGGAATTGTAGTTGGCGCTGAAACGCGTCTCTATTGCACTCCTTATATCTTGAAAAGTTCCCATCACTTAATTTCCAACGTCATATTGATTTCAGTTACATGCTTCCTAATACTAGCAGGTATCTTTGCTATTGCTTTTTCATACACAAGATATGGTTCTGTACGACCACCTTCCTTAGATGACCATCCAGCATACTCAACATTTCGTGCCCAGCTATAACCATATTGTGTTGAATATCCTACTGAGTTTGAAATGTAAATAGAATCCCCTTCTTTCACATCTTTCAGTTTTTTTACTTCAGACAACGCCCTGCCTTGAGCCTGTTCAAGACTGCGCACGCCTTTCTTACGAATAATAGTATCACTGGTATCGGGTGCGTTTATTCCTACACGATGACTAGACATATAAGAGCCAGTTAAATATGGAAGTGGTGGTCCTTGGATTATATTCATGAGGCAACTTTCAGCCGTCTTTTTTAAAAGATCTGTCATACCGCCTTTTAGCTTTGCAATAGCTTTATTGAATTGCAGATCATAACTCGCAACAGTAGTTGGTGAATATGGCTTTGCCATTATGATCTCCTCACGAACATTGTGTAAAGCGCTTCAGTTGGGTCAGTTTCATAATCGATGAGATTAAATCTACTACCAGCTATTGTGACGTAATCACCCACTTTTGGCGTTACTGAAATATCGTTATTGGCTACTAATAGTTTCCGGTCAGTCATTTTAACATCACGACCTTGAATTTCATCTGATTGAATTTCATCTGATATCGCTTTTATTGAGACATCAGAATCGCCAGATTCAGTATTTGCGCCTGTTGATGTGTTATAAGAAAATGTGCCAAGTGAATGATAAACGAAGGTATCAGACACATCGTCAAACGCATCGATTATTGTTTCTGCAGCATTCTGAAATACAGATTTTAATCCCATAACAATAACCCTACTGAGTCACTACAAAGCCATCTTCAGTCAACGGACTCCAGTAAATATGCCAATGGATGATGCCTGTAACACCTGCTCCGGCAGCACCTGTCCACGTAGCTCTGATGTAAGTATTCCCTGAATTCTTTGCTGTTATGATAAACGGAAAAGCACCATTCTTTTCTGTAGAATCCTCGTTCAATGTTGCAGCAGCCGCACTATCCAAAGACATAGCTTCACCAAGGGTTTTCGTTTTCATAAACAAGCTACCAACAGGAGCACTTGCGGTATCTACATTCCCAGTGATATCATACGCTGTTCCATCGTATAATTCCAGATTTAAATTATCTACATCGGCATGAATAGCTTCATGCACATCACCATAAATATAAATAATATTTACAGACCCAAGAATCTCAAAAAGGTTTTCTGATCCAGCACCAACAGGAAAGGTTAGTGTATGATAAAGATCGTCGTCATATGAAAATTTACTCCAAATAAACGCATCATCTGCATCCGTCCATTTTCCATCGCCACCACCAGAATAACTGTTTTCAATGGTTCCATTAGTGCAACCGGCATCAACCTGATATCCCGCCGTGATATGACCCTGAGACCCACAATTTTTCAATCTGGTCTTATCCATATTTCCGCTGGCATCGGGCAATATCCAGAAACCAATACTTACGTCGGCAGCTTCCCCGCCAGTGCAGCAATCTTCAAGCCTTACTTTATCCGCCTGAATTTTGAATGCAGCGATTAAAGGGCTTGCAGCACGACAATTCAATAAGACAGTCCCGTCACCGTTGGTATTATCAGCCGCCGACCCAACATAAAATCCAAGGTCGCCACTTGATCCACAGGTCACTCGAACATCGCTCACATAGCAAAAGATTCCAGTGACCAACACGCACGTACCATTGACAACAGGGTTGATTTTTAACGCACCGCCAGGACACCAGACTTTACAGAAATTACCTGAAAACGTTAATGCTGCACCAGAGGCAGCAGTAATCACAGTCCCGATCTCGGGCCAAAGTTCCACATAATTTTTATTTACATCAACATCTTCCACATAACTTCCCGCTTTTATCGTAATTGCATCACCAGCAGAAGAGGCTGTTATAGCCGCACCAATTGTTTTCTTTGCTGTAGATGGTGTAAGACCATCTCCAGTATCACCTGATTGCGCTGCATCAACATAGTAAACTGATCCGACAAACTGCGGAACATTTAATGTGCTGGATTCACTTGCAATATCACCATAAGTTGAATATGGACCAGAAGCAAATATAGGAGATACCCATAATAGGCAAATACTAAGTATAAGTAAAATTTTCGTTTTCATAAGTTATCTCCTACTTGTAAAACATCACAGAGACCTTTGCGGCACTCTCTGATATAATACCAACGGTGGTCTCAGAACCAAAGTATCTTGCACCTGGATTTAATTCAGCACCTGTACCATTAGTTGTATCTCCAGAAGGTACAGCAGCAATACCACCTATCAATACCCAAATATCTGCATTGGCTGCAAACACAGCATATTTAGCACCGGTTGGTACTGTAATAGCTTTATTAGTATTTGCTGTTAGAACATAGGTATTAATATAACCCTGTTCTAGTGCATAGTTCACATCGGGAACTACCGGTATATCTTCATCAGTTGATTGCGCTGGTGAGATATTTCTATAATTCAGAAATTTATCCAATGCGATTACATTGGAAGGAACAAGAAACATTACAGATAGTAATAGAAAACCAATGAATTTGTACATGATTACCTCCTTACAAGGGTACGCGCTCTACCACTAGAGCGTGATCCATAATGTTTAATAAGATCAAAGACGCTTATCGGCATCGTTTCACGACGATCATATTTATCAATATCCATCTCAAGACTACCAGCTTTTAAACGCTTGAAACCAAGTGTGTCACTTTCTGCGGTTCTATCTGAAAGTGATAATTGATATGCGTAAAAGGATGTGGCTTGCTGCAGAAATACAGGAATAGTGTCTGAATCGACAGCATATTCATCTGGGTCGCTAACATCCGTTCTTGGCCAACGTAATGCCTGTGATGAACTCCCCTTCACGCCGAGCCAGTCCATCTGTGCATCTAAAAGAGTGGTTGCATAAATCAGCGAGGCTTCGGCGCTAGACGTGCTAAGAGATGCCCACGTAGCAGATATGTGTATGTTCTGCTCCAAAAAACTGCTGGCAGACGCATATGTACAAAAAGAATTCGCGTTGGAAGCCGCCGCTGTTGCTACAAGAGTAAGAGACATCGTGCATCACCTTTACTTCTCAATAGGGCTCTTTTTTGTAATCGGCTTCGGCATTGAACGTCTTACAACTGGAGTTGGGATCACAGTTGGTTTTGGCTCTTCAAGTTCAGGTTCCTCTGGTACTAAAACCTCAGATACCTTTTCAATCACGACCTTCGCCTTACGCGGATCAGTTGCCACATAAAATCCAGCTGCTATCGATTCTTTCGCGTCAATTGTATGTGCAAAGATTACAGGTTTTCCACTGTCTTTTTCATAGATAGTTACCATTCTACGTTACCTCCGAGAACTAAGATTTACTACTTTTGGTACATTCGTTTCTACAATATCCAATCCATCTCTATGAATTCCAAGAGAGGATAATACTTTCACAGTATCGCCAATCAAACCATCTCTAAAATCAAAATTGGTTTCATTTAATTTCGTTGTGAGTTTGTCCAACATATAGCAACCTTGCTGAAACATACCCATCGACAAATGAAACATACAATAGCAAGCATGCTCTGGGGAATTGGAATATGTGAATCTATTTCCACTGAGCACCGGATTCTTTTGGTACTCTTCGTATGTTCTTAAAAACCCCTTAGCGCCATTAACCATCAAATCCATATCCTGAACCCACACACCATACTCAGTCATGTTCATAAGCAGATCCAGATCTTTTGGGAACTCTCTCAGGCCATCAAGCAACCACTGTCGTGCTTTATCTTTTTGCATAAGGTTTCGATAAACACTTACAGCAGTACAGTAAATAGATCCGTTGAATTTAACACCGGTACGTTTTGATGTTTCTACATACCTATCAATGTACTCGGATGCACGTTTAAATTCACCATAGGCCGTATATGCTTGTATGAGATAAAAAAGCGCAACAACATCATCAGGTTTAGCATCCAATCTCCTCAGCAGTAGCCCCTCGGTGCGTTTTCTCTTTTGTACCTGTTTCTCTGGAGTCAAATCATAGCCATAATGATTCAAACGGACAAATGGACATAGCACAGCATCTGGTTTACCTTTTGTAATAGTCGGTGTGTTATGAATAATACCACTGTACTTAATAGCACCATTCCTAAACAGGCGGACAGAATTAAATCGCATTGCCTGAGTGTTCTGTTGGACATCGCTTAAGACTACGCCAACAGACATACAATCATCAGGAAGTTGTGCCAGCCAAGCTTTAAGGGAGCCTTTTGATGCAGCATTTTCAAGGAACAATTCCTCATCAGCATCAACTATAAATATCCAATCTCCTGTAGCATAGGATATTGATTGATTGCGGTGCTTAGAAAAATCATCCTCCCACGGGTGTTCAAATATCTTGGCCCCAGCAGACTTAACGATTTTCATCGTATCGTCTGTGGAGCCTGTATCTACAACAATCAGTTCGTCAGCTATACCTTCTAATGATGGCAAAAGTCTTTTTAGATTCTCTGCTTCGTCCTTTACCATCATACAAATGGATAACGTGACTGGTTTTCGCCCCGAATTTCCCATCACGTTCCCCCACTCTAGCTGTAGATCTTACCGAGGTAGCAATCATACTGCAAATTGGTGTTGGTGCCCAAAGTCACGTAGTGTCGTAAATACCTATAGACAGTACCATCAACGTCATTGGAGAAAGGAACAACATACCTACCTTCAAGCAAATTGTCAGTAGCCAGACCCGATGCACCAGTAAGCATAT